GACTTTGCACAATTGGCATTCAATTGTCCACCAGAAAGGACATACGCGATTCAGTCTACGAGGGAGGTTGTTGCCGATTCTGGGTTGCTCCTCACCAAGAAGCGATATGTTCTCAGGGTTGTTGATGATGAAGGTAAGAGGGTCAATAAGATAAAGGCGATGGGCGTTGAGATTAAAAAGTCTGACACCTCTATTGCCGTTAAGAACATCCTCACTGAACTCGTCAATCTCATACTCGATGACTGTTCAATGGAAGATGTTCTCAAGCGAGTGAAAGAGATGAAGGAAGAGTATAAGGCTCTTCCTATATTTGATATTGCTGTGCCATGTAACACTAAAACTCTAACAAAGATCAACAAACAATACGAGGCAACTGGCTCACTGAAATCGGCACACTACTCAGCAAAGGCAGCTTTCATGTGGAACAGACTGAAGACTAACCAAGACCAAGAAGTGTATGCAGGTCAGAAAGTGGGACTAGTGTATATCAAACACAAGGACTTCAGTTGTATTGGGTATCCTATAGATCTTCAAACCCTTCCTGATTGGTTTATTGACATTCCTATTGATTATGATAAAATGTGGACTACCGCTTATAAGAAGATAACCAACTACTTGAAGTCTGTTGGTTGGGACATTGAATCTCGGAAAGAGGAAGCACGTAATGAGTTGTTCGGATTCTAAATGGTGGGTGCCTCATGTAAAATTTGAGGAATCTACAGGCTTCTGGGTGTGTTATGATGAGGCTGGATTACAACTCCACTATTCTAAGGACAAGAAAGAAGTGGTGGAATATATCAAACAGTACGCAAAGACATTAGGAGAAAAATATGAGTGAGTTGTCAACGGCTATTATCTCTCTGTTAGATAACGCAGCCTCTACTACAAAACGTAAAGAGAAGGAGAACATCCTGTCTTCTGCGCTAACATGGAATGAAGAAGACCAATCGATCCTTAAAGCCGTATTCGTGTATGCACAAGACCCCCGAATTTCATTTGGTGTTAAGGATCTATCTGATATCACTCCTGTCAGTCTTCCTCATGACGATGAACTGTTTCTAATGTTTGACGTTCTCCGTCAGTTGTCTGTTCGCAGTATTACAGGACAAGAAGCAAAAGCTGCCATTGGGCGTGTTTTCGGTAGTGTGTCTGCTTCTACACTGGAGCTGTTCAAACGCATTCTGGGACGTGATCTGAAAGCAGGAATTGGGGCTAAGACGTTCAACTCTGTATTCGGTGATGTTGTTTACATTCACCCCTATATGCGTTGCTCTCTTCTCAATGAAAAGACACTGCCCAATCTAACTTTCCCTTGCTACTCACAGACGAAGCTAGATGGGATGTATGTTGACATCCGTGTTGAATCTGATAAAGTGACCTACTTCAGTCGTGATGGAAACATCATGCCATTCAATGATCGTGAGCGTGATTCCTTGTTGATGACATTCGCTGCTGGATATACGCTACAAGGGGAAGCTCTTGTTCTCAATGAAGCGGGTGATGGGTGGATTGATCGAAGTAAGAACAACGGATACTTGAACAGTGATGACATCGATATCAATCGTGTTGTGTTTGTTTGTTGGGATGCTATCAATAACACTGAACATGGATTCCATCAATCCAATGTCATGTATCAATCGAGCCTAAGCTTCCTAGAAGGCGTGGTGTATCGTATCAGTCAGTATAACGATAAATTCGTTAAGCTTGTTGATACGGTGGAGTGTGACACTATTGAAGACGTTATCAACCACTTCAAGAAGAATCGAGCAGAAGGGATGGAAGGTACTGTCGTTAAGAACAAGCTTCTTAAGTGGAAAGATGGGACATCAAAGGAACAGCTCAAGCTTAAGGTGAGTGCTGTTGGTGATCTTAAAGTGGTTGGATGGAAAGAAGGGGAAGGTAAATGGGAAGGGTATGTTGGCAGTTTGGTATGTCAGTCATCCTGTGGTAAAGTGGAAGTGAACGTCAATTGTAAGACTGATGCATTCCGTAAGAAAGCCACAAAGAACATTGAGGACTGGATTAGTAGTGGTGTTATTATCTCAGTCGTGTATAATGACATTGTTCAGAACGAACTAAAGCCAGAGCTAAAGGCTTTATATCTTCCGCGAATGGAGACTGACGATATCCGTTCTGATAAACATGAAGCAGACTCTCTTGATCGTCTACAAGAGATCCTAGACAACTTTGAATTCCTAGTGTAATGGAGCATAT